CAGCGCAAAGACGGCCGGCAGTTACGGTCACGAGAACCTGCAAAAACCTGAAATTCAACAGGCGATTGACGATCGGATGACTGCTCGCAGCCAGCGCACCGAAATCACGCAAGACCTCGTGCTGACCGACATCGAGCTAATCAAGCGCGATGCGATGCGCGAGGCGTTCGACAAAGAGGGCAACAAAGCGATGATCAACCACACTGCGGCGCTCAAGGCTTGCGAACTGCAAGGGCGCCATCTGCAGATGTGGAACGACAAACTGGCGTTGATTAACAAGGATGGCTCTCCTTTGCTGCAAAACCTGACGGTCAATTTGGTGCAGGCCCGTGGCAGCGATTGACCATCCGGCGAAGCTCGGATTCCTGTTCGAGCCGCACCGCTACAAGGTGGCGCACGGCGGGCGGGGAAGCGCAAAGTCATGGGGTTTTGCTCGCGCGCTGTTGATCGAGGCCGCACGCAGCCCACAGCGCATCCTCTGCACTCGGGAAGTTCAGAAGTCGATCAAGGATTCGGTGCACAAGCTGCTCGGCGATCAGATTCAGGCGCTCGGCCTGGGCGCGCACTTCCAGGTTCTGGAAACCGAGATACGCGGCATCAACGGAAGCGAGTTCATTTTCGCCGGCCTGTCCGGGCTGACGGTCGAGTCCATCAAATCCTACGAGGGCATCGACAAGGTGTGGATCGAGGAGGCCCAATCGGTCAGCAAGCGGTCGTGGGACATACTGATACCGACGATTCGGAAGGACCGCAGCGAGATTTGGGTGACGCTCAACCCGGAGTTGGACACCGACGACACGTACATGCGGTTTGTCCTGTCACCACCTCCTGGAACGGTCGTGGTGCAGATGAACTGGCGCGATAACCCATGGTTTCCTCCGGTCCTCGAAGACGAGCGAAAGCACTGCCTGCTGGTCAACAAAGAGGACTACCAGACGATCTGGGAAGGCAGGTGCCGGCCAGCTCTCAAGGGAGCGATCTACGCCGAAGAGATCGCTGCGGCTATGCTGGATGGCCGCGTGTGCTCTGTGGCCTACGATCCACGGCTGAAAGTGCATGCGGTATGGGATTTGGGCTGGAACGACAGCATGAGCATCGTCATGTGCCAGCGCCTGCGCAGCGAGATTCGCATCATCGACTACATCGAGGACTCGCACAAAACGCTGGACTGGTACGCCGCAGAACTGGCGCAACTCCGGTACAACTGGGGCTTTGACTGGCTTCCGCACGACGGAAACTCAAAGGATTTCAAAACCGGCAAGAGCGCGGCGGAAATTCTCAAGAGCTTTGGCCGTCGCGTGAAGATCACCCCGAACCTGCCAATCGAGGCAGGAATCAAGGCCGGTAGGCTGGCGCTTCGTCAGGCGGCGTTCGACAAGGCCAAAGCCGGGAGACTGGTCGAGTGCCTGAAGCGGTATCGCCGGGTCGTGAATGCGCAAACCGGCGAACCAGGAGCGCCTGTGCATGACGAGTACAGCCACGGCGCCGACGCCTGGCGGTATGTGTCGATCAATGCGGACAAGATGACGAACGAGGACGAACGGCAGCCGGCGGCGATTGATGTTTGGTCCGCGCTCGATGCAGAGGTAGGGTACTGATGTCGCCACAAGACCAAGATCTGCAAGAGCCGGAACGCTCGACATTCTTGTCCTCGCTGCTCGCAAAACGCAAGGAAGCCATCTCGGCGCGCACCGCGTCGGGCATCGAAACGGAATGGGAAGAGGACGAGGAGCACTATCAGGGAATCGACGACGCCAACCGCGCGTTTGCTGCCACCTCGTCCAACAGCACCAAGCGGTGGGCGACGAACGAGCGCGCACGCACGCAAGAGGCGGTGCGCTCCAGGGTGTTCCTGAACATCACGGCGCCATACGTCGATGCGGCGTCAGCCCGCGTTGCCGACATGCTCCTGCCGACCGACGATCGGGCATGGGCGCTCAAGCCAACACCGATTCCGCGCCTGTCTCCCGCTGAGATTGAGCAGATGGGCGGTCAGGAGGGCATCGAGCAGGCCATCGAGCAGGCCAAGCTCGCCGCCGAGGCGATGCAGTCCGAGATTGATGATTGCCTCGTTGAGAGCAACTGGCACGGCGAGTGCCGGGCGGTCATCGAGGACTCGGCGCGCGTCGGATCGGGCGTGCTCAAAGGCCCGTACCCGATCAAGCGTACATCGCGCGTCGTCAGAACAGACCCGGTGACGGGCGCCAAGGCTTTTGTCGAAGTGGTAGAAATCAAGCCGGGAACGAAACGTATCGACTGCTGGAACTTCTGGCCAGATGGCGCATGCGGCGAGTCGATTCACAACGGAAGCGGAACCTGGGAGCGCGAGTACCTGAGCGCCAGGCAGGTGTCGGACATGGTGGGCATGCCGGGCTACGACAAGACGGCGATCATGGCTGCGCTCAAAGAGGGTCCATCGACCACCAGCGAGGCGCGTCAGGCGGCAGACGGTTCGCCTATGGTGCGCAGCGACGAACAATTCGAGATGTGGATTTTCCACGGATCGGCCGATGCTGACGACCTGGGCAGTGTAGGCGTAGATGTCGAGGACGAGACGCCCATCGCGTCGGCTATGGCGGTAATTCTGAACGACAGGCTTATCAAATGCTCGCTGAACGTATTGGACAGCGGGCGATTCCCCTACGATGTGCTGGCGTGGCAGCGCAGGCCGGGCATGCCGTGGGGAACCGGCGTATCTCGGCGCATTCGCACAATCCAGCGCATTTTGAACGGCAGCGTCCGGGCGATGATGGACAACTGCGGACTGTCTGCAGGGCCGCAGATTGTCATCGGCAACGGTGTCACTCCGGCAGACGGAAATTTCAACATCACCGGGCGCAAATTGTGGCGCGCGGACGCTGATGTGATGGATGTAAGGGGCGCGTTTCATGCGTTCGTCCCGCCGAGCGTGCAGGCAGAGATGATGTCTATCATCGAGTGGGCCATGCGCACCGCAGAGGACACTACCGGAATGCCCGCCATGCTCCAGGGAGTTCGCGGCGATGCGCCGGACACCCTGGGCGGCATGCAACTGCAGAACAACAACGCAAGCGGGGTGCTGCGCAGGCTGGCCAAGCGTTTCGATGACTACGTGAGTGAGCCGCACGTCACGCGCTACTACGACTGGATGATGCAGCACAGCGACCGCGAGGACATCAAGGGCGATTTCCAGATCGATGTGCGCGCCTCGTCGGCGCTGGTCGAGCGGGACGCGCAGCAACAGTTCCTGCAGAACCTGCTCGCGGCATCGGTCAATCCAGCATACGGGCTGGACCCGGCCAAGCTGGCAACGGAACTGCTCAAGGGGCAGCGGTACGACCCAAGGCGTGTGCAGTACGACCCCGAGAGGTTGGCGCAGATGCAGCAGACCAGCAACCCCGTAGACGAGGCAAAAGCCGGCCTTCTCAAGGCTCAGACGCGCCTCGCCGAGACAACGGCGGTGAACAAGAGCGTCGAAGGCATGTTCAGCGCCACCAGCGCGGCGAACCAGATCGCCATGCAGCCGTCTATCGCTCCGATGGCAGACGCCATGCTGTTGAGCGCGGGATTCACGGACGCCAACGCGGCGCCGGCAATCCCTTCGGAAGCGCCCGGCGCAGAGGCGATGGACATGCCAAGCAACACCAGCCCGAACTTTCCGCCGAATCCTGCTGTTGGCATGGACGCCGGGATTGAAACCGGGATGCAGGAATGATTACCGTAGCGGAGTCGCGGTCGTTTGGGGAGCACTTTGCAAAAATGGCGCACAAGCAGATGTTCCGGCACTGGGTGTCCAAGCGCGACAAGGTGAGCGACGAAAATCTTGACTCGCACATTTTGCGCAGCTACGTACAAGGCGCCGGCGGTATGAGCCGGGCAAAGGCACTGCTTGCAGAATTCAGGGTGGCCAATGAAAGCTGAGATCGACTTCCGCAGCGGGACATGGGCGGCAGTGCGCGAATACGCAGCACGCAAGCTCGATTCCGCGCGCAAGCGCAACGACGGCGCATTGACACCTGACCAAACAGCATCACTGCGCGGCACCATCGCCGCGTACAAGGAAATTCTGGCGCTGGAATCTCCAGTCCCGGACATCGTGGCGGACGAGTAGCGATACCCCTCCGTCTAAAGAGATCGGCCGCCCATGAGGCGGCTTTTTTGTGGGCGACAACACAATGGCGACAGCAGCAGAACAGCAGGTAGAGCAGGAACAGGCAAGCGCGGCATTCAGCGCAGGGTTTGACTCCGTTCGAGGCTCCGAGGGCACGCAGCCCCCCGAGCAGATGGACGACGACCAGCGCGACGAGCCGGAAGCCGAAGCGCAAGAACCCGAGAGCGTTGAAGAAGAGGCGCTTGCCGGGCTTGGTCTGACGGCCAGCGAAATCAAGAGCCTGCTGCAGCGCGCAGCCAAGGTCGACTCGATCGAAGAGGCGCTTGGCAAGGCGCACGGCAAAATTGGGGAGTTGAACCGGACACTGCAGGAGTTGAAAACGTCACCCCAACGGCCGACGCCACAAGCGCCCGCCGAGGAGTACGACGAGACAGCCCTGAACGAGTTTGAGAGCACCTTCCCCGAATTCGCGCCGGCAGTCGAAGCGCGCGCCAGGCGCATCGCGCAGGAGGTCATGCAGCAGTCGGCGCAATCCGGACAGCAGGCAGATCCCGATGCGATCAACAAGGCGGTGAATCTCGCCGTCATGGACGCGACGCACAAAGGATGGCGCGAAACGGTCGCGTCTCCCGAGTTCGACCTGTGGGTATCCGCGCAGCCTGAAAGCGTGCGGCAGACCTACGCCACCACATGGGACCACAACGAACTAGGCGGCATCGTCGCCAAGTTCGCCGAGTCCCGGCGCGCCGTCGCCGATCGCGCCACAAGAAGCAAATCCCGATTGGAAGCCGCATTGACACCGGACGGCAGGTCGTCCCGCGTCAGCCATGCGGCTTCCGAAATTGACGCAATGCAAGCCGGGTTCGACGCAGTGCGCAACCCGCGCTACTACACCACGAGGTAACACATCATGAGTTCATTCA